AGAAACACATAATGCAATAAGATTAGTTTCTAGCACTTCCTCAGAAAATATTGAAATAGGCTCTGCAAGTTTGTATGGATTAAGGTTTACATAATGGCAACTAATTTACAATTTATTCAACAAACAAGTACTGACGGAAAAGTAACCAACTTTGATTTGCAAAATATTTTTGATAAAGGATATGAGCAATATAACATTTTCTTAAAAATTAACGATAGTTCTGGTGACGGATATATTGGGTTAAAATTTTATGATAGTTCAGATAGTTTAATTACAGCTAGCGAATACGATCATGCAGGTATTGAATTTAAATCTAATACAAGTTTTGATAACTCTTGGCGTAGTGTTAGCACTACTCAAATAGCACCGATTATGACAGGTGGAAATCCAAGCACAGGTGGTGGAGCTTTAATTAGAATTATTAATCCAGATAACTCAAGCACTTTTACTTTTGTTACTGCCCAATCATCTATGACAAATTCAAGTAATTTAAGAGGAACAAAAACAATAGGAGTACACAAAAATGCAGAACAAATTACAGGTGTTAGGTTTGCAGGTGTTTCGCATACATACGATACAACTGCAACAATTTATGGTGTTAAGTAATGGCAGGTAGTTTAATTTTGTTACAAGAAACAGTAGTTAGTACATCTACTGCAACTGTATCTTTGGTTGGTATTGATAGTACTTTTGATGTTTATAAAGTCGTTTACAATAATTTGACAACAGATACAGATAATAAACAGGTAAGACTTAGATTTACAGCAAGCGGTACTGCTGATAGTTCAAGTAACTATGATTATTCTTACAAAGATTTGCGAAGTGCTAACAGTCATGCAAATGTACAACAGGCAGACGGCACAGAGTTTAGACATAATGCTATTGGAACAGGAACAAGTGAAACAAGCAATGGTGTTATATATTTATTTAATTTTAATAATTCAAGTGAATATAGTTTTTATACACTTGAAGAAACAATGCTTTCGTTAGTTCCAGAAACTAGGGGTAGGCAAGGTGGTGGTGCATTGACAGTAACTCAAGCAACAGACGGCGTAGTTTTCTTGTTACAAGATAGTGCAAATTTTACAGCAGGAACATTTAAGTTGTATGGACTTGTTAAATAATATAGTAAGATAAGGAAAGGTAAAATTATGGCAAAGACAAAAGAACAGTTACAAACAGAGGCAGATGCAGAAATAGAGGCTGCGAAACCTTTGTATAAACAAGTTAATAATGAGCGTATGGAGTTTGAAGAATCAGATTACGCACAAGCAAAAATTGACTTAGGTAACTCAAAATGGGAAGAACAACAGTTCGGATATATCCAAGCTAGACAAGAATCCTATGGATCTATTGGAGATCAGCTAGATCAACTGTATTGGGATATTGATGCTGGAAAGCTAGATAAAACCGGAGAGTGGTACAAAGCTATCAAAAAAGTCAAAACAGATAATCCAAAACCTAGCTAATAACTAATAAATAGATATACTTGCGTTATGGAATCTTTAGAAGATTTTACAGAGAAACAGGGTGGCGTATCAGGTCATAAAGCACAAATGAGATATATCCTTAAAAACAAGAAAGCTAGAGATATATTTCTTGAGATTGCAAAAGAGGCAGAAGAAAAAAACATATCTGATACAATCGCAGCACAATATCTTGTAGAGAAATACGATTTATTTTCACATCTACATTACAACACAGTAAGAAGATATTTCAGGGATTATAGGTATGGCAGAATCAAGTGATTTAGACAAATTCAAAGAAACTGTTTACGACAGATCTCCTTATCAACGCAGAAAAAGAATACATCCACAGGGTTACGAGCCCGGTTACAAGTTTTCAGAAGAAACACAATCAGGAGAGATTACATCATCTCCACAAAAAACAAATGATGTAGATTGGCAAGAGCAGCTTTCATCATATTTCGGTAAAGATGCACATAAATATCAAGTTGTTCCCGGAACAGCAGAAATAAGATTTTGGGATGCGAATATGGGAAATGGCGACATAGAGAGATTTTATTATTTCAAAGCAAAAATTGTTTCATCAAAGAAGTTTATGCCAGATGAAGATTTTAGAAAGCTCTTAAATCTTACTAAGAAGATCAAGCCATACGATAAAAAGAAACTAAAAAAAGGTAAGTTATTTACTGTTTGCATTTCAGATCTACAAATAGGCAAACCGGGTACAGAACAAACTATTGAAAGATGGATGGCTGCAATACCAAAGATTAAAGAAGAAATAAAACACATTAGAAAAACAGAGCCAATAAGTGAGATATTGTTTGCAGGTCTTGGCGATATAGTTGAGGGCTGTGGGCATTATCCTATGCAAGAATTTCAACTTGAAATGAATTTTAGAGATCAACAAAAGGTAGCGAGAAGAATGATTTATACAATGATTAAAGAACTTACACCTATGTTTGATAAGGCAACTGTGGCATTCTGTGCTGGTAATCATGGAGAATTTAGGAAAAATGGTAAAGCCTTTAGTAGCTTTGGAGATAATAAAGATATTATGCTTGGAGAAGAACTTGCAGAGATATTCAAAGAATCTCCAGCATTCAAAAAGAAGATAGATTTTTTGATGCCTGATGATGAATTAGGTTTAACATTTGAAAAATTTGATACAGTCATATCTTTATTTCATGGGCATCAGATGAGGCGTGGCACGAATCATCAAGCAAAAGCAAAAACTTGGTTAGCAGATCAGAGTTTAGCTAGATCTTTGGTTGCTGATACAGATGTACTTCTTATGGGGCATTTTCATTCATTTTCTGTTTTTGATGCAGGTGGTGGCAGAATGATTGCCACAGCTCCTAGTTTAGATTCAGGTAGCCAATGGTTTGACAATGTTTATGGTGGTAACGCTGAATCAGGAATCCTAACCTTAGTTTTGGGTGGTAAAGAGAAGTGGAGTAAAATAAATGTTATCAGGTAATTATGAAACTTGAAGTATTAAGATTTAATAGTGCAGATGATTTCACAAATGGAATCCTCTTTGATGTGTCTAACAACAAAAGACAGTTCCTCGCATACACATTGGAAGATCAAGCACAAACAACGAAAGTTTTTGGCGAAACAAGAATACCAGCCAATACATACAATCTATCTCTTAGAAAAGAGGGTGGCTTTCATACAAGATACAAAACAAAATTTGGCTCAATGCACAAAGGTATGATCCATGTAGATGATGTACCTAATTTTAAATATATTCTGTGGCACATTGGAAATGATGATGATGATACTGCTGGATGTTTACTACTTGGTAAAACATCAGCAGATAACTTTATCGGATCAAGCACAGATGCGTACAAATCTGTATATCCAGCAATAGCAGATGCTATTGAATCAGGAGAAGAAGTTACAGTAGAATATATTGATTATGATGGGAATATACTTTCAAATAAAGCAACTGATTATAAACCTCCAGCAGAAAATCATGTATTAGAAGAATTGAAACAGATTAAGACAGAATTAGCAGCTTTGAGAAAAGCATGGATCTTAAAAGGACTTCAAGTAGATTAGGAGAAAACTATGAAGAATAAACAATATTGGATGTTTGTTTTGAATAAAGCATTTAGAACAGGTTTACAATCTGCAATAAGTTTGTATCTTGCAAATTCAACAGGAATAATAGATGCAGCAGTAATGGAACTTGTTGGCGTAGCATTTCTAACAAGTGCTTTGAGCGTATTACAAAATGGACTAGAACAATATAAACCAAAGCAAACCTTTGAGGATGCTTGAGTAAAACTTGGTTACAATTTAAGTTAGATATTCGCAATCTGTTAAAAATCTTTTATTACGAACTTTCTGATTTTATTGAATACCTAGAAATGAAAAACAACGAATTGTTGTTAGACTTGGAGGAAGAACTTAAAGGATTATAGACTAGCAATAGCTTATAACTTTTAGGATTTTACTCAATTAAAAAAGGGAGATCTTTGTAGATCTCCCTTTTTTTTATTAAATACCGGAGGTTGATACTCGTATATAAGGGGAGTAATTCGGTATTTAACAGATATATAGTACCTTACAACTTTGACAATTTTTTTAGAAATTAATGACAAATTTTTATTTTTGTGTATATAATTCAAGTATGGTTGATACAAAATTTGAATTATCTTGTAAGGATTGTGGCTCTTTACTTTTTAAATCTGATATTGAATATAGTTATGATGATTTTGGTAAATTTTTCTATGTTAAAATTTATTGCCTTACTTGTGGAAGAATCAGGGAAGATAAAAAAATGATTTCAGAAACTATGGCTAGAATGTCAAAAAAAAGAATCAAAGGAGGTTGATTAATGGATAATTGTAATTGTGAAAATCTAAGGTTTTCTACTGAAATATCTGATCGTGGTACTGAATTTAATGTAGTTGAGTGTCTTGATTGTGATTATGTTTGTGTAAGTTAAATTGATATAAAAGGAGGTTGATATGATGATACAAGAATGGGTGTACCTTTTCTTGGCTGTATATGGTCTGTTATCTTTGATCCTTACTATCTGTTACATATCCTTATGGGTATCAGAAAAAAGGCTCAACAGTAAACATGATTGG